ATAGGTTTACCGATAATCAAGCCAGGTCGCTCAATGCTGCTGGTATTGCGGCTGGCAAAGCTATTGACCCGGTAAAGCAGTTTGATAGCGCGTGGAAAGATTTTTCCGCAACTATTGGCGGTTCAGTCCTCCCGGCGATCACTAAGCTGCTCAAAGAAATGACCAGCTTGATTACGGCGGCTTCAACGCTTGGGCAGGATCTCAATGTGCTAGATCCCGCCATGAATGAAGCCCGCGCCCAGGCTTTTGAGGAGGCAAGGCGACGCGGCACTGAATTCAGTCCGGCACGGGCGCGGGAGATCTATCGGCAGAATGAAGCGGCCCGCAATCTGGCCCCTAAGGAGCGCCCCGGCATGACCGGCGGCAGAGCCAGGCTGGCCAAGGTTTATGGGACTGGCAGCAATGAGGGCGTGCTGACATACACCGATGCTCAGGGTAACGAATATGATAGAGCTACTGGCAATCTGATCAAATCAAACGGAGGCGCTTCGCCCCGGCTGCCAGTAACTAAAACTCCGCCAAACGTGGCCGCCGCTATTGCTGGCCCTGGCAAGAAAAAGCCTAAAGAAAGTGAGGGCCTCCAAGGTTATTACGTGCAAGGCGGAATCGGCCCAAGTGGTCCTAACGCTTATGGCCCTCATTACGACATCAAACGGGTAGACAATGGTTACTTTAAGCGCAATGCGCTGGATCAGTTCGTGTCAGTCAATGGCCGTCCTCTTAGTTCAGGTGCCACAGTCGCCGGCGGGCAGTTTGGTGCTATGCGTGACGGTGGTGCAAGAACCCATAACGCTTGGGATTACGCGTTTGGCGGTGGCGCCCAACTGTCACTTAAGGGCGGCGCAAAATGGGTGTCATCCGCCAAAGGAAGCTGGGGCGATAATGCCGCATTCATGACGCCAGATGGCCAGGTCTATCGAATAATTCATGGAACATTCAGGCAGACCGGCAAGCGTGGCCCGCAAGATACTGCGCGTGACGCAATGACTACCGAAGAGCAGCAATTCAAGGATGCTCAAAAAGCACAAGCCGATAAAGAGCACATTCAGTCTCAGGCCCGCTTACTGAAAGTCGAAGGCGAGTCAAATGTTATACAGGAAAATATACTGAAGAACAGAATCCTCATAGCGCAAAGCACTGATCAAGAGTTTATAGCTCAGCGGGAAATGGCTAACTTCAAGCTAGACCAAGAAGACAAGCTGGCAAAACTTAGAAGCGACGTAACCGAAGTGCAAAAGAAATCTATCAGCGACTCTTATTCCGCAAGCCAAAAAGCCATTGATCTAAAGAAGGCTGAATATGCACTTGAGCACGCCACTGTCATGGGCAGGCTTGAGCTAGAGGCAAAAGTAAGCGAACAATTAAGAGATCAAGTAAAACTAATCTACGAACAAGCCGATGCCGCCGGCATCCTGGCCGACGAAACCCGCCGCTATTCCGAGCTGGCATTCGGCGGCCGGTTGCCTGATAGCACCTTCACAACCGGGATGGACCTGATGGGCAAAAACCAGCAGGATTCCAGGATCGGGATGGGCGCCATGGACGGCGTAAATTCCTGGCTCGATTCAGTTGGCACCATGCGCCAATCGTTCCAGAGCCTGGCGACTGATGGCATTGGCGGCCTGACGGATGCCCTGACGGAGTTGACCACCACGGGGACGACGAATTTCCGAGAGTTCACCGCTCAGATCCTGCGCGATACAACCCGGATCATCATCGCCCAAATGGTTCTCAGGCCATTGCTGGGCGCCATTGGCGGCGGCGGCGGCGGTGCGTTCAATCCGCAGATCACGCTCCCCACCGCTGGCCCCGGCTGGGCAGGGTTTGCCGAGGGCGGCATCAGCAGCGGCCCACGATCTGGCTACGGCGCGATGCTGCACGGGACAGAGGCGATCGTGCCCCTGTCGCGTGGTCGGGCAATTCCGGTTCAGCTTTCAGGCGGCGGCGGTGGCGGGACTGCGGTGACCGTCAACGTCGATGCACGCGGCACCCAGGCCAGCGGGGACAACAGCCGGAGCGAGGCCCTCGGCCGTGATCTATCCCAGGTGATTGATTCACGCCTGGCGCACCATCGCCGGCCCGGCGGCCTGCTGGCATGACCGCGACGCTCCCCAGCTCCTATGTGCCCGCCGAGCCGCTGACGTTTGAACGGGCGCCACGGATCCGGCAGGGCCCTGCGGCTGGCCAGCTGGAGCAGGGCGGCACCATCGGCCGCGCCCAGGATCTACGCACCTGGCCCAGCCTGCGCTTCATCCTGCTCCCTGCTGATGGCGTGGCGTTGGACACGTTCCTGCAGGCCAGGGAGGCCGCCGGAGAGCCGTTCTACTGGACTCCGGTGAGCGACTCTCAGCGGCTGGTCCGGTGCCGAGAATGGCGCCTCAACCTGTCGAGCTGTGAGCACCATGAGGTCACAGCAAAATTCGAGGAGGTGGTGGCGTTGTGACGATCCCGGCGTTCCCGAACTACCGGCCGAACCTGCCGGCAGAACAGGCCATCAGCAGCCGCGCCCGACTGACGCAACTGGGCGATGGCCTGATTCAGGAGCGCCGCTGGGGGCTGAATCCCGTCCGCCCCACCTGGGACCTGCCGTTCGAGCTGTGGCCCACAGGTCGCGCTGAGGTGGAGGCATTCCTAGCAGCACGGGCGGCTGATGGGCAGCCGTTCAGCTGGACCGCACCGGGCGCTGCAGCGGCCACTGCATGGCGCTGCGATCGATGGACAGTGGATCAATTCAACGGCGGCCGGGTGATGCTCCAGGCGACGTTCCGGCGGGTGTTCGAGGTTTCGCCCCCTGAGCTGGTAGCGGTGCCGTGCGGGGGGAACGTGATCACGATTATCACGCCACCGTCCGACACGACCATGCGCTATTATGCCGAGGGTAGATATGTAAACAGTTTTAATTATGAAGGCGCTATTCCAGCCCCTACTGATCCCTACTGGAATGGCGAGACCCTATACGACGCCTGGGATACGGCATGGGTTGCCGCTGGCAGCCCAGCCAATGCCGGCACTGGCAATGCTGCGGAGATTGCAGCCTGGGCAGCATGGGTCGATGTATGGGAAGGGTACTTCTTTGATTATGTCAATACCTACGAAACCGATGGCAGCGTAATTCCGGGTTACCGCCAGGATTCATTTTCGTATACCGTTTCAGCGGTCAGCTCTAACGGCTCGCCGCTCAGCTATCAGTGGCAGTTCAGCTTCAATAATGGAGCCACCTGGAACAATATCGGCAACGGCGGTATTTCGGCAACTGCTTCCAGCGCCGGGGGGCTGTTTGGAACCCCATCCGATCCCTCGGCAACAACATGGGGATGGTCGGGATATACCACCGGGCAGTTTACATCTGTTGCTGGCTTTGATCCTTTGACTGACTGGACAGATACAACGCTAACTTACGGCTTCAATACTGTCCCAGTAACTCTAACCGCAATTGTTAGCGGAGCAACAACATCCATTATATCGGTTGCAAACGTTATCTCCCTTGAGGGATACCTTTTTGATTTAATGCCTGCAGTGTACGGCCACACATTGGCGCGGGTGGTAGTCAGCAGCCCAGGCGCCACATCTGTCGCCTCCAGTTCCGCCAAGGCCTACCCGCGCCCCGACTGATGACCCTGACCCCCGCCTATATCGCCGAGCTGGCCAAGTTGGCGCCGTCCGCGATCGTGGAGCTATTCGAGCTTCACCTCTCGGCGGAGCTGCATGGCGCCTGCCAGATCTACCGGTTCCATGCTGGCGTGAATGAACGCACGATCTCCGGCCATGTGGTGTGGGGAGGCGCCACCTACTACGCCTGGCCGATAGAAGCGGAGGGGTTCAGCTGGGAGGGGAAGGGCGCCCTGCCCCGGCCCAGGGTGCGGATCGGCAACGGCGGCGGCGTGATCTCTCAGGCAATGCTGGAGGTGCGGGCCACCTCAGGCGGCGACATCACCGGAGCAAAGGTGGTTCGCATCCGCACCCTCAGGCGGTTCTTGGACGCTGTGAATTTCGAGGGCGGCAACGCCACCGCCGACCCCACCGCCAGCGCTCCGGCGGAGGTGTATTACGTCGATCGGCTGAGCGGCGAGAGCGCCGATGCGGTGGAGTTCGAGCTGGCGTCGGCGTTTGATCTGGCCGGTGTGCGGGTGCCGAAGCGGCAAGTCCTCGCCAGCACCTGCCAATGGCGCTACCGCCGCTGGACCGGCAGCGCCTGGGATTACTCCGGCGTCGATTGCCCCTATGCCGGCACCGCCTATTTCAACGAGGCAGACGGCGCGGTGGGGAGCGCTGCTCAGGATGTTTGCGGAAAACGCCTGACCAGCTGCGAGGCCCGGTTTGGCGCTGGCAATCAACTCCCATTCGGCGCATTCCCTGGCGCCGGTTCATCGTTCGGGGCCAATGGATGATCGATCAGGATGTGATCACGGTGGCGGCAGCATTCGCCGAGGCCCTGGACCCTCACGAGAGCTGCGGGTTGGTGATTGAAACCAACGGCCGGCAGACGTATTGGCCCTGCGGGAACATTGCCGACGATCCCGAGGCCGACTTCATCATCAACCCATCGGATTGGCGGCGGGCGTCCAGGGCCGGCACTATTGTCGCCGTGATCCATTCGCACACGACGACCCCGGCAGCGCCATCGCTGGCCGATCGGCTTGCTTGCAACGCCTCCAACCTGCCGTGGCTGATCATTCAGGCCCGTTCCGGTGAGGTGTGTCATCTGGCGCCGGAGGGCGGCCGCCCGCCGCTGATCGGTCGGCCGTGGGTGTGGGGCGTTGCCGACTGCTGGACGCTGGCTCGCGATTGGTACTGCGATCATGGGCTGTGGCTGCCGGATTTCCCAAGGCCCGCCACGCCTCAGCAATTCGAGGCGGCGCCGACGTTTGATCAGCACTGGCCCTCGGCCGGATTCGTCGAGGCCCTCCCCGGCCAGGCCATGCCGGGGGACCTGCTGCTGATGGCGCTGCGGTCCACCGCCGGCCAGCTGAACCATTGCGCGGTGATGATTGAAGACGGCCTGATCCTCCACCACATCCGTGGCCGGCTATCGGGTCGGGAGCCGCATACAGAATGGTGGCAGCGGCAAACGGGACGAATACTCAGACATGCGGACTATCAAGCTCTACGGGCAATTGGCGGACCATTGCGGGGGGCAGCAGTTCCGGGCGATGGTGCAATCGCCAGCTGAGGCGGTGCGTTGGCTGCTGGCAAATTGGCCCGACCTTGAGGCCCACATGATGGGTCAGTTCTACGAGGTGCGGGGTGATGGCGAGCCTCTGGAGCTGGAGCTGTTGCCGTTTCCCGTGGCGGGCGTGATCACGATCACGCCAGTAGTTGGTGGCGCTGGAGCGACGGGGCGGATCCTGGCCGGAGCGGCATTGATCGGCTTATCATTCGTGCCCGGTCTGCAGCTGTTTGGCCTGGCGCTGGCTTCGCCACTGATGGGGATCGGCGCCTCTCTCGTGCTGGGCGGCGTGGCCCAGCTGCTCACTCCGACGCCACGGATTGATGAGGGGATCAAGGGCAACCCAAAGGTGGGTGCGTCCTACGTGTTTAGCGGGGTGACGAATACCAGCCGCCAGGGGGTGCCGGTGCCGGTCTGCATGGGTGAGCCGATCGTCGGCAGTGTGGTGATCTCGGCTGGGTTGAGCGTCGCATGATCATCTCAGGCTCTGGCGGGCAACAGGCAGCGACTGGCACCACGACGCCAAAGACCGCAAAGGATTCGCTCAATTCAACGCAATACATCCAGCTGATTGATCTAATCAGCGAAGGGGAGATTGAAGGTTTCCCGTCCGCACGCGCCTATACCCGTGGCACGGCAGCGTATAACGTGGCACTGCTTAAGGATATTTTCCTGGATGGTACGCCAATCCTTAAGGCGTCGGCTAACCCCGAAGCGCCATCAGCAGATGATTACAACTTCCAAGATATAACAGTTGCGGTACGCTATGGAACCGCAGATCAAACCTATGTGCCGGGCTTTGAGGCGGTGCAGACTGAAGTATCAGTCGGCGTCACTGTCACTAACGCCACGCCAATCAGCCGCACAATCACTGATCCAGACACTGATGCAGTACGGGTCACGGTGTCATTCCCTCGGCTGGAGAAGTACCTAGAGAATGGCGACACGCGGAAAGATGAGGTGAACTGGCAAGTGCATCTCAGCTATAACGGCGGAGCTTATTTCATGGCGGCGCGTGATAGCGTCTACGGTCGCTCAGCTGACCCATTCCAGCGAACGCTCACGGTGCCGCTATCGGGGACGTTCCCCGTGGGGGTGCGGGTAGTTCGGGAAACGATCGATCGGCCCTCCAGCCAGAAGGATCCCAGCGGTGATCGGCATTACGACGAGTTCAGCTGGTCCAGCTATACGGAGCTGACCTACGCGAAGCTCAGCTATCCTCACTCGGCGCTGGTGTTCCTGCAGGCCCCGGCCAGCACGTTTACCACCGTCCCGGCGCGGTCGTATCGAATCCGGGCCATGAAAGTGGCGATTCCGAGCAACGCCACAGTGAGCGCGGCAGATGGCTCGCTGACGTTTGCCGGCGTCTGGAATGGGACGTTCTCCACCCCGCAATGGACGACCGATCCGGTCTGGCAGCTGTGGGATCTGCTGACGACCGCCAGATATGGGACCGGTGATCACATCAACGCCAGCGACCTGGACCGCTGGGCGTTCTATGCGGCATCGGTCTACGCCAATGGTCGGGTGCCGACTGGGGTTGGCGGCGCCACGGAGCCACGGTTCAGCTGTCACGTTGCGTTGCAATCAAGCACCGAAGCGTATAAAGCAATCAACGACCTGGCTTCAGTGTTTCGGGCGATGCCGTTCTGGCAGTCGGGCGGCGTGAGCCTCGGCCAGGATCGGCCAGCAGATGCGGCGCATGTGTTCAATCAATCGAACATCGGCGCGGAGGAGTTTACCTATTCCAATTCAAGCCGGACGCAGCGCCACACCGTTGCGGTCGTCAGCTGGTTTGATCGTGATCAGCAGGATGTGGCCTATGAGGTAATTGAGGACCGCGAGGGCATCGCCCGCTATGGCGCGATCGTCGCCAGTGTCGAGGGGTTTGGCTGTTGCTCTCAGAGTCAGGCCCG